TTGATGATTAAATATCTTTGACCTGCTTGTTGACCTGCTAGTGTTCCATCCCCTGGCATATTTTTTTGTGGATCGATAATTTTTAACACAGCAGTTTGTGTGTTAGTTGGCAGTGTTGCAGAGTCAATTGTAAAAATCAATTGATTGTCATTGGTTGGGTTGTATGCAATAGTACCAACAATATCTTGTGTTGAATCTTCAATGTCTGATGCACGTCTTAATTTTATTTTTGATGTTGATGCTTGGAATTCACCATATTGTTCAAAAAATTCTTTCCATGAGTAACCTTCATTAATACCGTGTGCATTTAATAAACTGATGGTATTGCCAGTTACGTCAATTTGAGCATCTTGTGGTGTAACAACAATTTCTTCTAAGTTACTGAATTGATCAAAGAAATCTTGCATATCTTTATCATATTCTAATTCTCCAGATTCGTCTAGATGAATTCTATTTATTATCCCATGTATGATTGATTGTTTTTTAACTTTTGCAGGAGGATTAATCCAGATTGGAACTTGAAAAATAAGTGTTGCAATGTCTAACTGTGAGTCAACTCCTTGAGGAACTGATCTAGATGACCATTGTATATCAATTAATTCTACAACCGTAATATTAGTCCAATCTAGTGGATTTGTATTTGACTGTATTTCTATTGTAGGGTTAAACAGTGTTAATATCTGTTCTAGCAATTGTAATTTTTGTTCTGTGTTTGAACACCATACATCAACGTTGATGGTTAAATCATATGGCACAGGCATATAACGTTCTACAGTATATGTATTGCCAAGCTCTGCTGTGTATTGATCATTGATAGCATCATATTTTCTTTCTTGTACTTGCTGTGCTGAAACTAATTTAGGATCGTGCCTACGCTCTCTTGCAACATTTAAATTAGCAACATGACAAGTCATAAAAGGTGTAGAGTTTAATGCGTTTTCTGTGTTGCCACGTAGTATGTGTGCAACCATTCTAGACATATCTGCATAACGCATTGGTACAGTTCTATATGTTTGTGATGCACTACCACCTGCATTTTTTTGACCACTTTGAATTTGAAAGCCATTGAAGATACGTACAAACTGTAGTAAGTATCTTCTTATCTGTTGATCATACCAAAATTGTGCCATTATACATCTGTCCTTGGTTTAACTGCTTTGCTTAAACCTTGCTGTTCGTTACCATCTGCGGTGTTATCACTTGCATTTGTATTTTCTACAAATGTATTTAATATTCTGTTAGCCGCAGAGTAAGTGCCTCTATAGTCATCTGATATTCTAATAAACCTATTGCCTGTTTTCTTAAATAATCTGTTTGGTTCATAGTCTGTACGTAGTATGTAATCACCATCATTTAATGAATTAGGAAAACTTGAACCAGTGTGTGCTATTGCAATACCATTTGGTGGTGTTGCTGAGCCGGCGTGTACACCGACTTTGTTAGAGAATCCAAATGCATCGTTAGCCGAATCTTGACTTGAATGCAGTGTAATGTCTTGTGTTATCCAACTGTCTGTAGTTGATGAATATTTTTTAAACGATATATTTAAACCGTTTTGAGTTTCTGTTCTCCACCATATTTTACCATTCGAATTTATTGTTGGTTCAGTAGGACTAACTGCAACATCTACACCAAGTAAACTCACAGTTGTTGAATCTGTTGCAATCTTTACCCAAGAACCGTTTGCAACTTTTTTGAAATACGTTGCACCAACGTTTCTATCTGAAACGACTACAGCATAATCACTAGAAGGTACATATGATGATATTGGTGTTTTAGTACTGCCATCTATGTTTGCAGAGTCAACTATTGATACAGCCTGACTGTTCCACACAGCACCGTCACCAACGTATAATCCCCAGTTGGTATTTGCTGTGTCTAACCAATAGTCACCGTTTTTATAATTAGCAGTTGGTGCCGTTGAACTTACAAAGTAGTCAAATGTTTGCCAACTTGTGTTTGTTGACTCGTAAAGTTTAAATGATGCTGTATTGGTTTGCCAATGACCATAAACATTACCTGGAACATATTGATCTGCTTTGTTAACATATAGGTGTGCAGTTTCGTATCCTTTTCGAGGAACTTCGTTTTGTGCTTGATTAACAATTGCATCACTTATGTCAATTTCTGATTGATATGTAGAAATTAAATTTCGTAAATCATCTTTTTGTTCACCAGTACCAAGTATATCTGAAAACTCTGGTGAGTCTACTAGTGGAGTACATTTAACTCTCCAAATATGTGGATACCAAGTAGGTGAATAACCTTCTGAACCTCTTGCGGCATCTTCAATAACATAGTATCTGTTGATTGCTTGTGGACCTTCTGGATAGTAGGCCGCCACTTCTCCTGCGGCTGTGCTTGATGTTCCTGTTACAGTTTCACCAACTGCAAAGTCACCGTCTGTGACCATTCTCAAAACTTTTGCATCGTGATTGTAGTTTACCACTGTTGCGGTTACACCACTGGTTGCACCTGTAACAGTTTCACCTTTTCTGAATTTTTTTGCTGGCTTTGTGGTAAATTCTAAACGTGCCATATCTAACATGGTGTCATCACGTTGATGAGGTAATTCTAATACATCACCACTCATTAATTTTCTACCTAATATGTTGATCATTTCATTTAAATGAAATGTCATATAAATGGTATCGTTGGATAAAAATGCACCAAACTGTGTTAAATCAAAATCTGAATCCTGTACCTGATATACACCACGCATGTCATATACGTCTGGATCATATTTGCGATCTCTGTTTTCTAAGAATAATAAATCTTGTATATTGTTAGGACGTATCACAGAATTGTCAGGTTGTGTTGAATCTGTGGTGTTTGCTTGAGCATGTGGACCAAGGTATTTGTGTATGAATACACCAGTACCGCCAACATTAAAATGTTCGCGGATCACACGGTCTATCATCTTGTAGTCGTTACCTTTTTGTGGTTTCCATAAGCTCAGTCGTGGCATGTCTATATCCTTTTATACAAGTATTTATTCAAACAAAGATTGACAAAACTAGCGAATTATGTATAATCGTGTATATATAGCAGTATGGATGAGAAAAAATTGACAGATAAAGATTTATTACAAATACCAAGTTTTCTAAAGCGAGATGCTGAAAACAACATGGTTAATGCACCACAACCAGCAGTGCAAACACCTGTTGAAGCAGTAGTTGAAACAGTAGAACAGTCACAAAAAGTTGAAGAAATCAAGCCAAAACGTCCAAGTATTCAAGATCGTATGCGTACAAGGATGTTTAGGATTGTGGGTGATTTAGATGATGAATTTGAAAAAGTATGGGCTAGAGATGAAGATCCTAAAAAATTCAAAGCATATAATTATTTTTTAGCAAATGATATTCCTGGAGCATTTATGAAAATGCTCAAACAACAAGTTGATGTTTACATTGATGAACAGTCAAAAGGATTAGATTACAGAGATATCAAGCCAAAAGATCGTACTGATGAACAACAAGATTATGTTGAAGGATATGAAACTTATTCAAAAACACAAATGAAACAACATATTGCTTGGTGGCAACGTGTGTACAAAGATTGTGAAACTTGGGAAGCCAACAAAAAGAAACAGCGTAAACCAAGAAAATGGAAGCCACCGTCAAAAGAAAAAATGGCGGCCAAAGTAAAATATAAGCCAGAATTTCCTGAACTTAAATTGGTATCAGAACAACCGATCAATTTGATTGGTTGTTCAGCAGTGATAGTTTATAATACCAAAAACAGGAAACTAGGTATATATGAAGCTACTCACAAACATCATGGTTTGGCATTGAAAGGCACAACCCTTTTAAATTACAACACAGACGGTGCTTTACAGAAAACAGTACGTAAACCCCAAGAAGTGATGGAAAAGTTAAATAAGGGGGGTTTACAAGCGATTAAGAACACCTTTAACGCACTATCTACCACTGAAACCAAACTTAACGGACGTCTAAACAAAGAAACTGTACTAATCCGTATTTTCCAATAAAGAAATAAATACAAGTATAGGATATTAAAATGGCCAAACAGAAATCAAATAGAGATAAAATTATTGAAGATATGCGTAACCTACTAGGTGATGGTATGGTTGATGTTGAACTTGATCCAAAGCACTATAATCAGGGTTTGGATATGGCTTTTGATAGATTTAGACAAAGATCGTCAAATGCTAACGAAGAAGCAACATTGTTTTTGCAAATGCAACAAGACATAAACGAATACACATTGCCAACAGAAGTTATTGAAGTGCGTGAAACATTTAGACGTGCTCTAGGATCTGATCAGCAATCAGGTATTGATGTTGATCCATTTGAAATTGCCTACACTAACTTGTACTTTTTACAAGCAGGTAGAATTGGTGGCCTAACCACTTGGGAAGCATTCAGCCAATACCAGGAAACTGTGGGTAGATTGTTTGGTAACAAAATTAATTTTACTTGGGACACTGTGACTAAAAAACTAACAATCATTAGACGTCCAAGAAATGCAGAAACACTGTTACTTCAAGTGTACATGCGTAGAACAGATGAAACTCTATTAGATGATCCATACGCAAAGTCATGGATTAGAGAATATGCACTTGCACAGTGTAAAATGATGTTAGGTGAAGCAAGATCAAAATTTGGTCAATTACCTGGTGCACAAGGTGGTGTTACACTAAATGGTGCTGATCTCAAAGCAGAAGCACAGGCATCGATGGATAGATTAGAAGAAGAAATCAGAAATTACACAGACGGCGGCGACCCACTTGGTATAATAATCGGATAATTTCATTTGACAACATATCAATAATGTTATACTATAGTAACATGATTGAAGTTACTTTAGATATAGATAAAATTTCCAAACGAGATGAATACATAGGGCAATCAACAGGTACAAGTGTTGAAGGCGGTGCTCTTAATGCCAACTATAGAGAAGTTGATGCAGTAGCCAGAGTTGCAAATTATATGGGTATGCTTGGTTACAAATATGAAAAAGACTGGCATTGGGAAAATGCTGGTTGTGATGAATTAACTGTAAAAGTTGACAGCGAAGATATTGCAACACAATTAAAATTGAGGTGGTAAATTGATTATTGGGTTAGTAGGATGGATTGGCAGTGGTAAAAACACTGTAGCAGATATATTATCAACACAGCACAATTATAGAAAAGATTCATTTGCGGCACCATTAAAAGATGCCACAGCAAACATATTCAATCGGCCTAGGAAAAC